TTACCGTTGAATATGCAGGACAGTAATACTTCTTCTGTTGATGCACTTGTCTGTGGTACTACATTAGTATTATACTTAGCAAACCCATTTATACGTCTGTATCCACCGTTGATGTCTGGCTCAAAGTTTACAAGCTCAAGTGCTTCTCCGGGTTGCATAGCAAATGTAGACTTGTTTAAAACTAGCCCACCCATCAGTGGGAACGTGGCAGGTGCTGTCTGTGATAAATCAGGCATTATCTAACCGTTGCTGTAGCAAAATAATTTGATGTTACGGTAGGATGTGTTAGAACTGTTGACCTAACATACTCATATTTATTTACTAACAGACTTTGTATATTCTTTATTCCCTGCTCAAATCGTGCAAAGTTTAATTGATACTGAGAAGTTTCTCCTCTATATTGATATACAAATGCTGTAGCACCATCTACTATTACTGGAGAGAACCTGTCGGGTATAGTTGGAGTATCAGTTTGCGCAGATAAATCAGATGTAAAAGTAAAATAATCATACTTTAAAGCATATGTTTTATCAGGAAAAGGATATAATAAATAGTTATTATCTAATGTTCGCACTACATGTGTGGGTATACCTCCACTGTCAAACTGAGATACCTGTGTACCATCACTATGAGTTGCTGCAGTTGTGCTGTTTGCTCCTCGTGTACAACCAGTTAAAGTATTTGTACTTATACCTGTATATGTTATTTGTTCGTTTTCTATAAAAATAGTTCCTGCAGAGTCAAACCCTGTGGAACTTGTAAGGTCTATTTCTGTTTCACTAGCATCTAATGCTTCTGCTAGTGTTGTTGTTACTATCTCATCTTCTTGGTCAATAAACTTATCTACATATTCATTGTACTGCAGTATACTTAAAGCATTACCTGCAGTAGCTAAGTCTTGGTCTTTGACTATTCTAAATGTATTGTAATCTACTGTCTTTGCATCTGTAGGTATAGCATATCTAACTGAACCCGGTGCAAGTGTTTCTGTTTTGGTTGAGTGATTAAACGGATAATTAAACTCTCTTTGATTAATATATCGTATAGACTCATTGACAGCATTTTGAGCTTGTGTTTGTATACCTCTAGCTGCAGAAAAATTAGAAGAAGTAAGTTGTACTTCATTTAATCTTGCTAACACACTATTTGTTAATGCTAAAAATGTTGCCATTATAAATTCCTAAAAAAGAATGGGGCAAGTTTCCCTGCCCCACTCAGACTATTTAAGCAAGGGTATCTCTGTCAACTTCATTAGCTTCCATCTCACCGATGTCACTAACGTCCATTAGCATAGCGTACACTCTGATTTCACCTGCTGTGAAGGAAGCTCCTCCACCTGCGAGTGTTAAGTCCAAAGTATTAGCTGATGTGATAACTAAATCAGCAGAGACAGTAACACTAGGAGCATAAGCTCCATCAGATGCACCATCAATGTCGAATGCAGTTACATACTCATTTGGGTCAGCATCAGTACCTAATGTAGCTGTTGCGTCTGTTCCTGAGTTTTGTGTTGCACTTTTAGTTACCTGAAAACCTGCAGCAAGAATTTTGGTGTTTGCAGGTATAGTAAGACACTGTACCACATCACCGTTAGGATTAATGCTGTTAGCTGTTAAGTCAACTATTTGTTGCACGTAGTAAGGTTGCCTACCTCGTGCGGAAGAACCATGCGTATTTGCTAGAGTAGCAGTAATTGTAGCCATAATGTCCTCCCTTATACTAAGTTGTACCGAGCATTAACGAGAGCTTCAGGTCTCAATATTTTTCTACCGTAAAGGTGCATACCCCTTACGATATCAGCAAATGAGTCTGGGTCTCGGTAAGTTTCAGTTTTGTTGATTTGTTCAGCAGTTGCGACTGCGGAGTCGTGTCCTGCAACAATTATTCCAAAGTTGGAAGAGTTAGTACCACCAGTAGTGGCAGGTCCTGTTCCGATGGATGGTAGGTTGTTAGAAGAAAATACACGGAATCCATGTAGATTTCCTATAACTTCGCCACTCCTAATTCCACCTGACTGTCCAAAGTCCTGATTGAATAGTCGAGAATCCTCGTCCTTCAATACTTCCATGAACACTGGGTCTACAACTAACCATCGACCCTGTGAATCAACATTTTGTTGGTCAAGTAGTCTAGCCATTCTAGCAATGACTGTTAATGGAAAAGTTGTACCTGCAGCAGGTGTTAAGTCGGTTGCACCCGGTCCTCTGGGCTGAAGCCCTATAGAGTTGTTTGCTGAACCTGCTGAACCTGAACCATCAGTAAAGTCAGAAGCATCTAACTTCATAGAAGTTAAAAGTTCATCTGAGCCTGCAGTTGATACAGATTTAGAACCATTTACTGTGGTGTTTGCAGTATCAGCAGCACCGTGTAGTGCAGACTGTTTAAACCCACATAAATAACCAAGAACGTCTTGGTCATACTGGTCAGATAGTCGATAGGCAGCTCTATCACTCGCTAATGATTGAAAGTTAACGTGTGAATGTGCTTCCTCAATATCATCAACCTTAAACGCAAAGTAGTTAGCTTTGTCGATTGTAAGGCTAAAGTCCTCATCGTCAAGGTCTTGAGGTGTAATAGTTGTACCTCTAGCATAAGCCTTGACTGTTATTTCCGGCTCCTTAATGATTTTCACACTATCGCCCATGTTAGCAATCTCCCCGAAATAATCGGAGTTTGTAACTTGTTCCACAACAGATGACTTACGAAAAGCAAGTTGTACCTGTTTGGAATAAATGATAGGTGAAAAATTACCATTAGGGAGGTTGCCGTGACCGGCAGCAGACGTGAATGCCATGATTACCTCCTTTAGCATTTAACAGATGTAAACTCACCAGACTAGTAAGGGGCTGATTTGCACAGGTGCATTAACATTTAAGTTGCGCTACTTATACATTAATGGGCTACGCTTGTCAGGTAATCCGCAAGACTGACTGTTTAATAGTGTGATATACTTCACACAGTTGCATATAGTTATACTTATAAATAACTATTTGTCAACACTTTTTTTACATTATCGAGCAGAACCCGATACATCGTAAATAAATTTGCCAGACCGTATGGCTTCCATAATCTCGTCTGACTTCTTTTCATATTCCTTTGAAGACATTTTTTGTACATCAGATTCTTTTAGATAAGAAGCTGTTGCGTCTTCTTGAGGTTTGCTACGAGCATTTTTAACAGACACAGACTTTGCTGCATCTTTGTCCTTAGACTTTGGTGCAGACATTTTCATATCCGCTTTGTACAAATCTATGGCTCTAGCTGCAGACCTCGCATCTGTTTCGTTATCATAGAGTGCATCCTGTACCCACTTAGGCTGTTGTTCAGCCCACTCGTGAAACGAATCACTCTCTCGTATATCACTAAAGTCTGGATGTAACTTTAACAGTTCGACTTCAGCTTTTTCTTTTGATGCAGATACGTGCATTTCGTCAATGGCTTTTATACGCTCTTCAAGAGCCACTGACTGCTCCTGTGCTTTTTTAGTAGCTATAGTTTCAACTATACCTGCTACATCGGGATACTCCTTAGTCCAAGCTTCTATCTCCTCTTCGGATTTAGGTAGCTTCATTTCCTTACGTGCAGCTTCAGTCAACTGCCTTTCAAGGTCAGTTATCTTAGACTTTAATTCGTCAGCTTGTTTTTGCTGATGTCTCCGTAAGTCAGAGTATCTCTTCTTAAATGTTTTCTCTTCAGCAGAAGTAGGTTCTTGTTCCTCCTCCACTTTAGACTCTTCCTCGACAGACTCTCCTTGTTGAGCTTTGAGTAGCTCTTCAAGTTCTTGTTCATCGAGTTTTCGCTTTTCATCGTTATTGTATTTCCTACTAACGAATGCTGCTTTTTTTTGTTGTTTTGGCTCTTCAGCCATTACTGTCTCGTTCATTGAGTTCTCCTTCTAGGGTCATCGTAGCCAGTTGGGGGATGAGTAGCTAGTGACTGACAGATTAGCGCATACCAAGTCCGCGCCTTTGTGGTACAGGTTCAGCAGGTCTACGCAAATTTATTTGTCCTGCAACTTCAGGACCTAATATCTTACCTAATACTCTACCTTGCTCTGTACCCATTAAAGAACGTATTACATCTTTCTCCTCATCAGGTAAAGCTAAATATCGTTCTCTAAGTTGATTGAAAAATTCTTCCATATCTCATTACCCTTTTAAATAATCCTATAGGATAGACACCTGAAGATATAAGCATTATACCATATAATCCTTTTAGTGTCAACTTCTTTTTTATAATTAATTGATGCACGGATTTTACAACAGATGCTTGCCACTTTGACTTAGCCACTAAACCATCTGCAACATACTTGCCCCACACATCATAACCGTCTTGCCATATTTGTGATTGTTGTCTATGCCAACGTCTAAGCTCTTTTACTTCGGATATAGTCATGGTCTTTTGTTTGTATGATGCTGTGCAACAGTGTGTACCTTCACCACTACCACCACTACTTCCACCTCCAAATGTAGATTCAGAAAAGGCACTACCGCTTGTACCCCCTGTTTCACGTTCAGCACGTCTTTTATTTTCTCTTTCCATATGAGCATCTTGAGCTGCAGCCCTTCTCATTCTGTCTTCATTTTTTCTCTGTTGCTCTTCTATTTCACTGCCAGTCATATTTACATATCCACCTTGACGTTCCACGTCTAGCTGATTATATATTTTAGCTTGGTCTTGACTAGGAGTTCCTGTTCTACTAAACGGATTTTTTGCTCTTTCTTTTTGTAAATTTTTTGCAAATGTCTTTTTAGTTTCTGTAAATTTTTCTGCTACTTTTTTGTTATAGCTACCTTTTTTAGCTTTATCTATATTTTCTTTAAGTTTTTTGTCATCTTCCATTTTAAACAGAGAAAACTTGCCCGGTTTCATAGGCTCTAAATCAATTATATTTCTTAACGTATTATACTCATCAGCAGTTGCGTACTCACCATTTACTAATCTTTTAGCAGCTTGACCGCGTATATCTTTATCACTTGCTCTGA